CTGAAATCCTTGCTGAAATCAACAGAGAAGTCATCAGAACAATCTACAAGATTGCTGAGCCTGGTGCACAAACCAATGTAGCTAATGCAGGTTTCTTTGACCTGGATGTAGACTCCAATGGTAGATGGTCTGTTGAGAAGTTCAAGGGTCTTCTGTTCCAACTTGAGAGAGATGCTAATGCAATCGCTCAAAGAACAAGAAGAGGAAAGGGTAATACAATCCTCTGCTCTGCTGATGTTGCTTCTGCACTCACAATGGCAGGTCTTCTGGATTACACCCCTGCTCTCAATGCTAACCTGAATGTTGATGATACTGGCAATACTTTTGCTGGTGTTCTCAATGGTAAGTTCAGAGTTTATATTGACCCATTTGCTGCAAACCTGGCTGCTAACCAGTACTATGTTGTAGGTTATAAGGGAACCAATCCTTATGATGCTGGTCTGTTCTATTGCCCATATGTACCTCTCCAGATGGTACGTGCTGTTGGTCAGGACACCTTCCAGCCCAAGATTGGCTTCAAGACCAGATATGGTATGGTTGCCAACCCATTTGCACATGGCAATGTATCAGATCAAGGTCTGGGTGCTATTGTTGCTGGTAAGAATAGATACTACAGAAGAGTACAAATCAAGAACCTCATGTGATCTAATCACAAGGTATACAGGACCCCTCCTAGAGGGGTCTTTTTTTATGCAAATAAATAGTTAAAAAAAATTATGTCCAACAGTGCATTAAATTCTCAACCAGGAAATAGAAATTACTTATCTCCAGTAGGGTTTAAATTTACTTTGGCAAAAGCACCTAAAGTAGATTTCTTCTCAAACTTTGCAGGGATTCCTGCAATTACTTTGGGATCTGCAGTTCAAACTCGCTTTGGAAAAAATATTGATGTTCCAGGGGATAAGATGAACTTTGAGGATTTAAGACTTAGATTTTTGGTGGATGAGTATTTGGAAAACTATATGCAAATCCACAATTGGATGACTGGATTAGGGTTTCCTTATAGTTTAGAACAATACTCAGATCTTCAGAGAGAAGACATTGATGAGTATAGAAAAAATCCCAAGTCTTTGCAGTTTGAAGTTTCAGATGGCACTCTTCAAATTTTAGGAAGTAATTTTATTCCAACTGCCAATGTAATCTTCACAGATCTTTTTCCAACCTTCTTATCTGCATTGGAATTTGATGCTACTCAGGAAGATGTTAGATACTTTACAGCAGAAGTAAACTTTAAGTATACTTATTATAGAATAGACACCCTTATGGATAATTAATTTATGATCTCACTTGATGAAATTCAGAGTATGTGGAAAGAAGATTCAAACATTGATATAGACAATCTTCATAATGAATCTTTAAAAGTTCCAGCACTTCATGCAAAATATTATGAAATTTATAATAATCTTTCTCTATTAAGAAAGAGAACAGAATTTCAATATAAGCAAAAGAAATTAGAAAGATATAATTACTATTCGGGAAAAGCAGATCCTGACATTTATAGAGATGACCCATTTCCTTACAAAGTACGTGATAAGGAAAGTATGCAAAATCATCTAGAAGCAGATAAGGTTGTATCAGATATCTTTATGAAAATTGAATATTATGATACAATGTTAAAATATATTGAAGAAATCTTAAAAATGATTTCCAATAGAACATATCAAATTAAAAACTCAATTGACTTTTTGAGATTCCAATCAGGAACGTAATATGACAGATTTAATTATTAGCAAAAAGAATGAAATATTTTTGAAGGTGGATTGTGAACCTCATATCAAATATGAATTAAGTGATCAATTTACTTTTGATGTTCCTGGGGCAAAGTTTATGCCACAGTTCAGGAGCAAACATTGGGATGGAAAAATTAGGTTGTTCAATGTCCAAACTGGAGAAATCTATGCTGGTCTTTTAGACAAGTTAGTATCTTTTTGCGATAATCATAATTACAAGTTTGAACTTAAAGAAAACAAGTATTATGGAATCCCTGGAGAGGTTGATCACACAATCTCAATGGAAGGGGTGAGGGATTATATGAAAAGCATATGCTCTCATGAGCCTAGGGATTATCAAATACAGGGTGTTCATGATGCATTAAAGTATCAAAGAAAATTAATTCTATCCCCAACTGCATCTGGAAAATCTTTGATGATTTATTCAGTTGTAAGATATTTTGTAGAGAAGGGAATGAATATACTTCTCATAGTCCCCACCACATCACTTGTAGAGCAGATGTATAAGGACTTTGAGGACTATGGATGGAACTCTGAGGTGTATTGCCATAAGATCTATGGTGGGATGTCTAGAGAGGTTGAGAAACCTGTTACCATATCCACTTGGCAATCCATTTATAAATTAGATAAATCTTACTTTGAAAACTATGATGTTGTGATTGGAGATGAAGCTCATCAATTCAAATCCAAATCATTAGTAAGTATTATGTCTAAACTTTTTGATGCTAAGTATAGATTTGGATTCACTGGAACTTTGGATGGATCTCAAACTCATAAGTTAGTATTGGAAGGTTTATTTGGTCCTACTTATAAACTTATCAAAACTGATCAACTTATTAAGGAAGGATATCTTTCCAAATTAAAGATTAAAGTTCTTCTACTGTCTCATCCAGAAAAGGAATTTAATGATTATGAGGAAGAAGTTCAATATTTAATTTCACATGAACGTAGAAATAAGTTCATTAAGAATCTTGTTTTGGATCTAAAGGGAAACACTCTTATATTGTTTAATCGTGTTGCAACTCATGGTCAACCATTATATGAACTCATAAATAAGAGTGCCAGTGAAAATAGAAAAATATTTTTTATTCATGGTGGAGTGGATACTGAAGAAAGAGAATTGGTAAGAAAAATTACCGAGGAAGAATCCAATGCGATTATTGTTGCTTCTTATGGCACTTTTAGTACAGGTATCAATATTAGAAACTTACACAATGTTGTCTTCGCTTCCCCAAGCAAATCAAGAATAAGAAATCTTCAATCAATAGGAAGAGTTCTTAGAAAAGGAAAAGAAAAAGTATCAGCAACCTTATATGATATTGCTGATGAAATCAAATATAAATCCAAAAGAAATTATACATTAAATCATCTAATAGAAAGAATCAAAATCTACAATGAAGAAAACTTTGACTATGAAATTATTACAGTTAACTTTAAGAAATAATGGAAGAAGAATTTTATGCTTCAATTAAACTAGTATCAGGTGAGGAAGTATTTGCCTTAGTATCTTATACTGATGAAGAACATGATTCATTTCTAATTTTAGATAATCCAGTGCTAATTGAATGTATTGAATCTAAAAGAGGAAATACAGTAGGATACAAAATCAAACCTTGGATGAGTATTCCTGATGATGAAATGTATATTATTCAATTGGATAAGGTTATCACTTTAACAGAAATTAAAGATGAAAGTATTATTCAAATATATAAAAAATACACAGGTAGTGGATCTCAAGTTACAATAGATAAAACCTTAGGTCTTATCTCTAAAGTTGATGAAGCAAGAATCTTTCTAGAGAATATCTATAAAACTAAGTAGTATTAAAAGCTATACCTCATCTTCAAACCTAACAGAGTGATTCTAGACACAAATCAATAACTTGTCAACTACCTGTACTTGAGGTTATAATGGGAACATATTGAGTTTCGTAATTTAGTAAACTAAAATGCCATTGATAATGTCCAGAACAAAAAAGAAATCAGAGCACTATGTAAACAATAAAGATTTCTATGCTGCCCTTGTTGAGTATAGGAAAAAGGTTGATAGTGCAAAGGAGAGAGGTTTGCCTAAACCCAAGGTCAGTAATTATATTGGTGACTGCTTCTTAAGAATTGCAAATCATCTAGCATATAAACCAAATTTTGTAAATTATATGTTTAAGGATGAAATGATTTGTGATGGAATAGAAAATTGTATTCAATATATCGATAATTTTGATATTAAGAGAACTAATCCATTTGCATACTTTACTCAGATTGTCTACTATGCTTTTCTAAGAAGAATTGCAAAGGAGAAAAAGCAATTGGAAATTAAAACAAAAATTATTGAAAGATCTGGATTTGATCAAGTTTTTAGTGCAGATACTTCTGATCTTGGTGGAGATTATTCTGATTTTAATGGGATCAAAGATGGTATTAATTATAGATTCTCTCAATGAAAGTAGCTATAATTACTGATACTCACTTTAATTTCAAAAAAGGAAATAAAGTGTTTCATGAATACTTTGAAAAATTTTATAAAAATATCTTCTTTCCTTCACTGAAAAAATATGGAGTGGATACAGTTATCCATATGGGGGATATTTTTGACAATAGAAAAACAACAGATTACTGGAGCATTGACTGGACTAAAAGAGTTATTCTAGAGCCATTAAAGAAATATAATGTTTATTTGACTGTTGGTAATCATGATATTTTTTATAAGAATACTACTGATTTGAACAGTCCAATTCTTTTAATGGGAGATTATAAAAATATAAAAATCATGACATCTCCAGAAACAGTTAATGTTGGAGGTACAGATATCTTATTTCTCCCCTGGATTACACCAGAAGGTGAGCAGGATGCTCTAAATGCCATCAAGGAGACCCCTGCAAGGATTGCTATGGGTCATTTAGAGTTGAATGACTTCTACCCCCAGAGAGGTCATGCACAAGTCAATGGAAGGGATAAGAATATATTTAAAAAATTTGATAGGGTATTCTCAGGACACTATCATACAAGAAGTGATGATGGAAAAATATTTTACATAGGAAATCCATATCAACTGTATTGGTCTGATTACAATGATAAAAGAGGATTTATCATATTTGATACAGAAACATATGAAATAATTAAGATTGAAAATCCTTATGAAATGTTTAAAATCATTTATTATAGGGATGATGCCCTCTATAATCTTGAGGATTATGAAGGTTGTATGGTAAAATTAATTATCAAAGAGAAGAAGGATAAAGTTAAATATGAAAAATTCTTAGACTTCTTGTTAGAATCTGGACTTCAAGATCTTAAGATCATAGAAGAAGTAATCATTAATGAAGATATTGATGTAGATGCGATGGTGGAAAATGAAGACACACTATCCTTACTTAAGAAATACATTGATGAATCTGAAATGGAGTTAAATAAAAATAGAATTAAGGAACTCATTAATTCAATTTATCAAGAAGCATTTCAATTAGGATAATGTATATTCTTACTACTACACATGGAGAAGATGGTGCTTATGCTCTCTCCTCAAAAAATGGATCTAGTGTACTGTTCCTCTTTGAGGAAGAAGATGATGCTGAAAGATATCTTTCTATGTTAGAAGAATTGGATTATCCTGAAATGGAAGTCACTGAAGTTCATCCAGAAGTTGCTATAATGGCTTGTGATCATATGAACTATCAATATGCCATAATAACCTCAAATGATATAGTTGTTCCTCCTGATTATGTTAAAGTTTCTAAAAATAAAATATAAAAATTTTCTATCTTCTGGAAATTATTGGACTGAAATACAATTCACCAAACACAATTCTACATTAGTAATTGGTAAGAATGGAGCAGGTAAGAGTACTTTTTTAGATGCTCTTACTTTTGTTTTGTTTAACAAACCCTTTAGAAAAATTAATAAAGGTCAATTAGTCAATAGCATGAATGAAAAAGCATGTGCAGTTGAGATTGATTTTGAAATTGGTAAAGATACCTGGAAAATTATTAGGGGAATTAAACCTACTATTTTTGAAATTCATAAGAATGGATCTGTTTTGGATCAAGCTTCTGCATCTAATGATCAGCAAAAGTGGTTAGAGCAAAATATTCTAAAGTTAAATTATAAATCCTTTACACAAATAGTTGTATTGGGATCATCAAATTTTGTTCCATTTATGCAACTTCCTTCTCAACATAGAAGAGAAGTAGTTGAGGATCTTTTGGATATCAAAGTATTCTCTTCTATGAATGATATTGCTAAAATTAATATCAAGTCTCTTAGAGATGAAGTCAAAGAACTGCAGTATAAAAAGGAGAATTGTAAGGATAAAATAGACATCCAAGAAAAATTTATTGAAGAAATTGAGAAAAGAAATAATGCTGATATTCAATCAAAGCAAAGCAAGTTGATTAGCATTGAAAACACAAAACAATCTTTGTTGGATTCTAATAAAGTAATTTTATCTGAGTCTGATGATTATCAGAAAAAACTTATAGAAGTTTCTAATGCATCTTCCAAGTTAAAAAAATTAGAGTCTATTAAAATAAAACTCCTACAAAAAGTATCAACAATAACAGAAGAACACGAATTTTTTCAGGAAAATAGTGTTTGCCCTACCTGTACTCAATCTATTGAAGATGAATTTAGATTAAATAAAATAGCAGACATAGTTAATAAAAAAACTGAAATTGAATCTGCTTGTGAAGATCTTGAAAAAACAATTCAAGAAGAACAACTTAATGAATCTAAATTCCTAAAACTTAGTAGGGAGATTACTAAACTCAATAATGAAATTAATTCTAACAATGTTAAAATCTCTGAACTTCAATCCCAGTATGGAGATCTACAACAAGAAATTCAAAAACTTGTCACCAGAAATGAAGACACTAATTCTGAGTATGAAAAATTAAAAAATTTAAAAAAGAGTTTAGATGAAATCTTAACCAGTATTTCTACAAAAAAAGAAGAACTTTCCAACTACGAATTTATTCATCTTTTACTTAAAGATGATGGGGCAAAGACTAAAATTATTAAAAAGTATTTGCCCCTAATCAATAAAAATTTAAACAAGTATCTGGAACTAATGGAGTTCCCAGTTAATTTTACTTTGGATGAAGAGTTTAATGAGAAAGCTTTGAATCCAATTTATGAAGACTTTTCCTATTCATCTTTTAGCGAAGGAGAAAAGATGAGGATAGATTTGTCTATTCTGTTTACTTGGAGAGAGATTGCAAAGGTTAAAAATTCAATTAATACAAACTTATTAATACTTGATGAAGTATTTGATAGTTCCTTGGATGACTTTGGAACAGATAACTTTAGTAAGATTATTAAATATGTAATTAGTAAATCTAATGTATTTGTAATATCTCATAAAACTGATGAATTAATTGACAAATTTGATTCAGTGATTAAATTTGAAAAGCAGAAGGGATTCAGTATGATGATTGACTGATCAACCCCATTCTGCTAAACTAACAGCAGTTCACTTTGATTTATTTTATGTTTGGTCCTGAAGATGAAAAGGGAATTAGTGGAGACAGTATTACTTGGACTCAGGCAATGGAGAGTGGATACTCTATGACTGCTGATGGTTTTTGGTTTAAAGAAAGTAATGATGGAATGACTTTTAGTATGACAGAAAATAAAAACACCAATGGATTTTGGAAATATAATGAAGACAAAATCCTAAAACAACTGGAGGAATATATTTCCAGCACTTATAGTCAACATTATGTTGACAGAACTGGAGGTGGCACTGAACAGACTCTAGACAAAATTAAGCACAATCGCAGAGAAGGATTTTGTGCTGGGAATGTGACCAAATACATTGACAGATATGACACTAAGGGAACTCCTCGTGCAGACTTGTTTAAAGTCCTGCACTATACTATTCTTCTCATTAACCATCTTAACCTAGTTGAAAACAAGTGATGAAACTTTCTGACAATACTATTACTATTCTTAAAAACTTTTCCAATATTAATCAATCAATCCTAGTTAAGCAAGGGTCTCAAATTAAAACCATTTCTATTCTTAAGAACATCTATGCTGTTGCTGATGTTGATGAAGAATTTGGTAAGGACTTTGCAATTTATGATTTGAATGAATTTTTGAATGGACTGAGTTTGCATCAAGATCCAGATTTGGATTTTACTAATGATTCATACCTGACAATCAAAGAAGGAAAGCGTAGGGTCAAGTATTTTTATGCAGATCCTGAAGTAATTGTTTCTCCTCCAGATAAAGATATTGATCTTCCTTCTCAGGATGTGTGCTTCCAACTAGAGCACTCACAATTGGATAAACTTATCAAGGCTTCTGCAGTTTATAAACTGCCTGATCTTTCTGCCATTGGTGCCAATGGAGTCATTAGTTTGGTAGTTAGGGACAAGAACAATGACACATCTAATGAGTATTCTATTATTGTAGGAGAAACAGATGCTGAGTTTGTTCTTAATTTCAAAGTAGAAAACATTAAGATTATTCCTGGTTCTTATGATGTAGTTATTTCTAGGAAACTTTCTGCTAGATTTGTAAATGAGAAGTATAACTTGAAATACTTCATTGCACTTGAACCAGACTCTACATTTGAATGAGATATAAAGTAAAATATAAAATACCTAAGGATAATAGGTATCTTGAAATTGTAGTAGAAGCAACTAGTCAGTCTCAAGCAAAATCAATTGCACAGGCACAGATTCCTTCTGCTACAATAATTGGCAATCCTCAACTAATTTAACTATTGAATTTAATTTATTATGAGCAAAGACTTCCTCTGGGTAGAAAAATATCGTCCAAAGAAAATTGAAGATTGCATTTTGCCAGCAGGCATTAAGAAAACATTTCAGGACTTTGTAGATAAAGGAGAAATTCCCAATCTACTTTTATCTGGTCCACCAGGAATTGGT